TCGCCGCCGAAGGCGATCGTGATGACCGGCGCGCCATTCAGCCACAGGCTCACCTTCGGCGTGAGCGGGCCAACCGCCGTGCCGACGTGGAATTCCAGATCAATGCGATACCAGCGATGCAGCGCGAGCGCCGCCGTCGAGCCGAGGAGCGTCAGCGTCCCTGACGAATCGCTCTGCATCAGCGCGAGCTGCCCGCTCGGCGTCGCCATCAGCACCAGGCCGACTTCGGACGACGGCGTCGTGCGACAGCGCCAGATCGCCTTCTGGATGTCGGGCCAGATGCGGCCGCGGACATAGAACCGTTCCCAGGAATCTTTTGTGACCAGGCCCGGCGTGTTCTCGTCGAGCAGATGGTTTTTGACGACCACGGAATTGCGCAGCGCGAGCCCGAAGCCGTCGATATGCCGGGACGCCGTGCGGGCGTAATCGTTGACTTGCCCGCCGTTGCCGCCCTCGCCGAACAGCGGCAGATTGAAGCCGTCAATCCAGCGGCGTTTACTGATCGCGGTCGCGACGACCGGCACGCCGTCGATCTGCGCCTCGAGCGGCGCCCACTTGAACACCCCGCGCCAATAGAAATGCGTCGTATCGCCGAACAGCCAGGACCAGCCGAACCAGCCGCCTGACTTCCGATCGAAGGTGGCGACGTTCTTCGGAAAATTCTCCGAGCCACTAAACCACTCGCTGGTGATGCACGGCGGCACGAACTCGCCGGACACCAGCAGCGGCGCGGCGTAGTCAATCGCCGCTTGCGTCGGCGCCTTGAGAATGGCGCCGTGCGCGACGCCGGGGATCGAGACGCCCTGCAGTTCCTCGACCTGCGCGCGGTCGGTCAGATGAATCGTGTAGTGCAGGATGACGATATCAGTGGCCATGTCGTGTGTGATCCCTGCCCGCGCCGCGTGACGGACCAGCTCCCAGCAAGCCCGTCACGCGGCCCACCACCCGTGCTCGCTACCCGAGCACCTGCGCGTCGCCGCTCGCGGTCGGCGCCGTGCTGCTGCCGGCGAGGCGCTCGCGCAGGATGGCATCGTGTTCCTGCTGGATCACCTCGCGCGCCGAGCCGGCCCGCTCCGGCGTGTCCGCGGCCACTTTCACCATCCACTTTTTGTTGAACTGCTGCGCGGCGGTGAGCGTGACGTCGTCGGCTTCTTCGGTGACCCGGTGCTTCACGAGCGCGTCGTGATTGAGCTCCGGCTTGCCGTCCTTGTCGAGCACCAGCTTGGTGAACGTGCCGGTGCGCGGGTGCAGGTCGAACACGTCGCCGATGCGGCGGCGAATGTCGTCGTAGAAGCCGACCGCCGTCGCCATGACGCGGATCGTGCCGCCGGCGGCCTTGCCCGCCTTTTTCGCCGCCCGGTCGATCGTGCCGTCCGGCACGGCCGCCGGAATTTTCTTTGCCATGATGTCCACTCCTCACTGAAAGGTTGCGCGTCGCCCTCCACGGGACGACGCGCCAGAACGTAACGGCGACGCGCGGGTCTAGACGACGTAACCCTTGGGATACGCGCGCGGCAGAATCGAGAACAGATCCTTCGCCGTCAGCCAGGACGTCAGCGTGATCGTGCCGCCGGCCGTCGTGACCCGAATGCCGAGGAAGCGCTGCGTCGGCGTGCCCGGCGGCAAGCCGAGATAGAACAGCGCGCCGGCGAGGGCTTCCGCGAGTGGAATCGAGCGGCTGGCATGCACGAGGATGCCGGCGGTCAGCGCGGCGTCGGTCGCCGAGATGATTTCCAGCAGGGACGCGGCGACGGTGCCGGCGACGTCGATCGAGAAGGCGAAGCCCATCGACTCGCCGGTGCCGATCTGACGGCCGGGCGTCGTGAGCCCGAGGTCGATCGCATTGGTCGAGACGGCCGCAGCGCCGAACGCCTGCGTATCCGAGACGACCAGGAGGTTGTCGAGAATCATTAGAAAACTCCTTCAGTGTGCGAAATTGACGAAAACGTCAAATTGACTGAACTGCTTGACAAACACCACGCGCGCGTCTTACGAGACGAGCGCCTCGTTGTTCACCAAGGCGTCCACGGTCCGGATCGGCGTCGTGCCGAAGAACAGCACGCGCTTGCCGGGACCGACGTTCTCGTAGGTCAGCCCGCCGCCGGTGCCGACCGCGAGGCGCATGATCCGGCGCAGGTGCTTGCGCACCGTCCGGTTCATATACCAGACGGTTTTCCCGAGCCGGCTGGGGATCATCTCTTCGGCCTGCTCCATGAACGAGATCAGGTCGGGCGGCGTGCCGCCGGCGAGCACGCTGATGTCGATGTTGCAGACGCGCACGACATAGCGCCAATCCTTCACCATCAGGCCGCCCTTCCACTGCCAGCGCTCCTGCATCGCGCGCATGCGCGCGCCCGGCAAGCCGGCGACCATTTCGACGGTCACCTCGCCGTAGTCGTTGTGCTGCAGCCCCGCCGTCGAGCCCTTCGGGAACAGCCCGCTCACGGTTTCGTCGCCCCACCCCACGAGGTAGATCGACGTGTTGTCGACGTCGACCGAGCCGGCCTTGATCACGTTCGAGCCGTTCGGCGCGGTCGATAGGTTGTAGCGCGGGGCGAAGCCGGTGAACTCCTCCGGGTCGGCGCCGCCGTTGCCGTAGAAAATGGTCTGCGCCATTTCCTGGTTCATGGCTTCGAGGAACGCGCGCGCCTCGGAGAGCCGGGTCGCCGCCGTGTTGCCGTTCAACTTCAACACTTCGGTGTCGACTTCGGACCAGGCTTCAAGCATGGCCGCCTGGTCGTCGATCTGCGCCGTGGTCGACTTCGACGGCACGACGCCCTGATTGACGCGCCGCCACGCGACCGAGGGCAGGCTCGTGCGGACCGTCGTCTGGTTGCCGGTCGGCAGATTGCCCTCTTTCCACGTCATGTCCTCGAGCATCTCGTTGGTTTGCGAGAGGAGCTCGACGATCGCGGCAATCTTGCCGCTCGGATCGGTCCGCTTCGCCGCGTCGAGCAGCGTCAGATTGCCGGTGCCGATCGCCGCCCCGAGCACCAGCGCGCCCACCCGGAGCGCATCCAGTAGCCACGTCGGCCCATGCAACACCGTCGGGCCGGCGAGACTCGCCGCCTCCAGATCGACCGCCAGCGCGGCGCTCAGGAGGAGCGCCACACATACTCCGAATCGAATCACTGATCGCATCACGTTCATGTTCGCTTTCTAGCTGCCGGCGGGGACCGCTTTATCAGTGCCGTAGATGAGTGTGGCGGCGTCTGTCGACACCGCCTGATCCCCACCCGCACCATACGAGCCGTCTTCCGCCATCAGCTTGCCGAGGTCCGCGAGGAAACTCACGACCTCGAGATGGTTGCCGTAACCCGACTTCGCGAGCAGGCCGCGAAACGCGTCGCCGCGCGGCGTGCCCTTGGGTCGGAGAATGTCGAGCGCGGCGTTGGCGTGCTTGATCGTCGAGTCGAACTGCGCCCCGCCATACACCGCGTCCGTCTTCGTCTCGTCGGTGAACCGCGCACTCTGCGCGTTGATCGCGTCGGCATGCGCCGTGACCAGGGCTTGTGCTTCGTCGTTGGTCAAGCCCTGTTGCCGGGCGTGCGCTTCGATCGTCGCCAGGTCGTGCTCGTCGATCCGTCCCCCATCCGGGAGCGTCAGCGCATACTTCGCGGGAGCCTTCGACTCAGGCGGTGCCTGGCCGTCCGTGCTCGCCGGTTTGTGCGCTGCTGCCGCCGCGGGTGTGGCTGCTGCCGCTGCCGTCGCTGCTGTCTCCGCGGCGATCTGCTCGGCGGTCTTGGTCTCGCCGCCGGTCGCTGCCGCCGCCGGGTTGCCGCTTCCGGTGTTATCCTTCGCGGCCGCTGCTGCTGTCGTCATCGCTCGTGACCTCCTGGATCGCGGCGTGCGCCGCGTCGGTTGCCTGGTTCGCGCGCGCGTCGCGATCCCACGCTTCGCGCTGCATTAGCTGAACGAGTGGCAGGTCGACGGCCTGGAGCTCGCGCAAGAGCTCGAGGCCGAAATCGTGTTTCGCGGTCGTCGCGTGGATCTCCGCGCTCGACTTCCACAGCGGGGCGAACACGCCGGCGCGGCAAATCAGGTCCCACATGA